ACGGATCCAACCTTCGTATCGTCGGAGACCGTCCACACTCGTTCAAAACTTCGTTGGGCCAATCCTTTGTGGACAAACGTTCCATCAACTTTCGATTCTTCTTTTCTGCCTTCGACATATAACTTTCCAAACTCCGTATAGACTTTGAGTTCATCTTTCTTAAACCCCGCAAGGGCGATTTCAAGTTTCGATTCATGATTATTTAATTGTATCAAATTATATGGTGGATAGTTTGACGATTGCATTGGTGCGTTGAAAAATCTGTCTAGGTAGTCATCCATCCCTATGCCATTTTGTCTTATCACCTTCATTAATTCTGGAAGGTTGGCACTATGATATGTTGATAAGTTAGTCATGGTTCTCCTTTAAAAGCGAGTGTTAGTTGTTGTCCCCGAAGGCGACATTACTATTTAACCATAAAACATAAAAAAGGGAATAGTAAATCCCCTATAAAATTATTCGGTTTACGTCCAATATTCATCTAAAACTTCTAATACATTCGTAAGTATTCGGGATGCCGCACCTCTTTGGCGTTTATCCCACTCTGGATACCATGCTTTACTATCCACACCATTTTTCATTTTCATGACTTTGGCAGTCATTTCCACTTTGTCTAGGCGACCATTCATTCTTCAGGTTTCTTTTTCTTACTACCTATATTATACTTTGTTTCAAGTATCCAATCGCCTTTGTCTTTGTATGCTAATACTTTTATCTGATTTAATGGTGCAATATCCTTTATCTTATCACCATCTACGACAGTAACCAAACCCCAATCTGCAAGAAGTTGAGCAATACGATTTCTACGCTGAACATCATTCTGAGTTAGATTGGCATGTTTACCATCCAAAGCGAAGAGTTCTTTGAAATGAACAAGGTAATACCTTCCTTGCTTATGCAAGATATGACATGATTGATATATCTTCTTCTCTTTTCTGGATGCTACTCCAATTCTTGTGAGAGTTTCTCTTACTTTTAAGAAGTCATCAGGTTCCCCCAATACAACTTCCACCATTTGCTCAGGTGTCCAGGACACTTCAGGTTCCTTAACCGTACTCATCGTCTTCCTCCAGTTTCAAACTTTGATTTTATAAAAATAATTTGTTCTTTGGTTAGGATTTTTAGAGCCTGCTTTGCCTTTTCGTTACTATAACCATAATAACGTTTCACCAATTCAAGATCTTTAATCTCATCTTTACGAAGCCAAGGAGAATATCTCTTCTTGGATCTCAATGTATTTAGATAAAAATCATATTGTAACTTCTTTGGTAAAAAATTATACATGTTCATCTCATTTGCAAACATAATAGCATCAAGATGTCCAGAATAAATACGATTTACAATGTATGGTGAATACTCCTTTTCCATTAAAGGATCTTCATCAATAATATTCTTCTTTGTATAATTTATAGAATTTAACCAGTCTTTTAATTCCAATGTCGGATCACCCCTGCAATAATAAAACAATTAGTAATGAGATAAGAAAAGAAAATAACAGAACGTACCAAAACAATGTAATTGTCGTATCGTTTAGTTCTTTCATCAGCGAAACTACCCAGTGCATACTTCCATACTCTCCATAGTCTAGACATTATAGTTTAATAAAAGTAATTCTTTACGTTGTTGTTGATCACGCATGTATTCGCCAACAGATCTCATTGTATATGTAAGATCAAATTCAGTAGCAGTCCAATTATTAAATCTTTCTTTAATCAACTGATCTGAATTATAACTAATCAACATATTTACTTTAGATTTGCTGCAATCTTCTGCAAACTTATCATGATCGAATCCTTTATGCATAGCACCTTTTCTACCATAAAGATTATCCTTAATATCATAAGGAGGATCTAAATACATAAACAATCCATCATGAATATGATTTTCAAAACAATATTCATATGAATAAGAATTGATATGCCAATGAGAAATTATTTCTGAATACTCTGGTAACTTTTCGATACCACGGAGGGAGAAATTGGAATCTGATGCTTGTTTTGAGAAGGACGAAGATTCAGTGAGCCCAGAGAAACTACACTTATTAACAATATAAAAAGCAACTGCTCTTTCGATATCTTTTTTTGTACTGTCATTGATAATGTCCTTTGATTCAATAAAAAGTCCCTTTGCGGAATCTGGATTTGGATGAGCAAGTTTTAAATTCTTTATCTCTGATGATAATTCATCCCCAAACATCTGAAGATTGCTCCAGAAATTTATTAGTGGTTCATATAAATCATTAACAGTAATCTTAAGATGTGGATATAATTTACTAACATGTATCGCAACACTTCCACCACCTAAGAATGGTTCACGATATTCTACATACTCTCTAAGATCTGGAAAAAATTGTCCCATCTTAGTACAGGCACGAGATTTACCACCAGGATATCTAAGTGGTGTTTTTAGTGACTTCTTGCTCATAGTTTAAATGCAATTGGATTGCGTTGTCAAATTTTGTATAGGTTGGATCATGAAGAGCACAATACTCATTAAATGTAATCATCATCTCCTTACGTGTTAGATTACAATGTTTTGCTGCCTGTGGAACATTCCATTTCGCACAGAACAACATCTCCATTGCTTCTCTAGTTTCTGGACGCATCAGTAAAACTTCTGTTTATCAAGTCCTCTTTCAACTTCAACTACAACGGCATCCATAATACGATTAAAAGAACGTGCCATCTGACGATACCCCGAACCAACATACATCTGTCCAGCAAATACAGATACTGTAGCAAGACCCCAGAAGATGTAGTACCATCGAGATTTCACTTGATTCCTTTGTTTTCGAGTTAAAGTTTTCATAATAATTTCATTTTATAATTTCTATTATAGCATAATAAACAACTATTCCAGAAACAGTTCCACTTAATAATAGCACAAGTCCTAAGAAACCGAAACAATTAAGTTTAAACGGTGTCTTTTTCTTCACTCAAATCCTCTATTGTGAATATACTATAGAGTTCCAATCCTGCTAATTTCATGGCAGTTGTTGCCTCTTCATTCTCTTGTCTATCAACAATAGAAACAACACGTTCTACTTTATATCCAGCATCACGAAGTCTTTTCACAGCTTTAATAGCAGAACCACCTGTAGTAATTACATCTTCTAAAACTGTTATCTTAGATCCTTCTGGCAACTCAGGACCCTCTATCCATGCACCTGTACCGTGTCCCTTTGCTTCTTTACGGATAATTAAACCATCAAGTAGTCTTCTATCCAAACCAGCAACAACTGCTACTCCAGACACTATAGGATCTGCACCAAGAGTAAGTCCTCCTACTGCTACAGAATCTTTCTCAACATGTTCTAATAACATTATACTAGCAAGAGTTAATCCTCTTCCATTCAATGTAACTGGTTTACAATTAACATAATGCTCACTAGTTTTACCAGAAGAAAGTTTATACTCTCCTTTCTTATAAGCATTTTCTTTTAATAGTTTTAGTAATTCTTCTTTCATTTGAATTCACACTCCACCATGATTTCGGTTAAACAAGCAAGCATATTTATTTCTTGATCTGCAACAAATGCCATTTGATATTGATACTTAGCAATAACAAGAACAGCAGCAGGGATGCTAGTAGGTTTTAACTCACTATAAAGTTTATCATATATCCTTCTAAAAAGTATATCAATACCATTATCTAGATTGGCAACAACCCATTTACGAACTTCAGGGAAATTCTTTTGTTTTAGATTAGTGATTAAATCATCTACAGCAACATCTGAAAATGCTGCCAAGATACCACTATCTATCTTACCACTAACTGAGTATCTTTGACACTCATTTAATATTCTCCTCCAATCAGGAAAATGCTTATTAATAAGTTCAGCAAGTACTTTCTTATCAAACTCAACCCTTTCTTGCTCCAGAATATAACCAAGTCTATTAAAGAACTCTATCGCAATCTTTTGCTTATGTTTAGACTGAACACCGAACTCAACCACAATGCATCTCGAATGGAGGGGTTCAATGATTTTATTTTTGTAATTGCAAGTGAAAATGAATCTGCAGTTTTTGGAGAACTCCTCAATAGACGCTCTAAGGAGGAGCTGTACGTCGGAAGTGGTATTGTCTGCTTCATCGATGATGATGACTTTATGCTTCGACTCGCTTGTAAGAGAGACTGTAGATGCGAAGTTCTTGGCGTTCGTCCGAACAGTGTCAAGAAACCTGCCTTCATCCGATCCATTAATGACATAATAATCCACTCCTAACTCCTTACAGAGTGCCTTTGCCACCGTAGTTTTACCAACACCTGGCGGTCCTGCAAGAAGCATATTTGGTATTTCACCCTTATTTAGAAAATCACTAAAGGTTTTCTTAATACTCTCTGGGAGAATACATTCATCAATTTTCTGGGGACGATATTTTTCAACCCAAATAAAGTCACTCATACTATAAGTTTATTCAAAATGTGCTTATATGCTTCTACTATATCACCTTTATCGTTTCTAAACAAGTCCTTATCAAAACTTTCTTTTGTTCCTGCCTTCCACAACCTACAACTATCAGGACTTATTTCATCAGCAAGTAATAATTTACCATCTTTATCTTCTCCAAACTCAACTTTAAAATCAACAAGATCCAATCCAATATCAAAAAATATTTTGATCAATTGTTTATTAATTGCTAAAGCTAATGGAATAAATTCTGCTGCATCATATCCCATCAACTTCATACGATCATATGTAAGAAGTGGATCATCCTTACTATCATCTTTTAAATGAAATTCTACTAATGGAATAAAAAATAATTTACCTTCTGGTATTGTAGTCTGCCTACAAATAGAACCAGCAGCAATATTCCTAACAATAACTTCAAGAGGAATAATTTCTACCTTCTTACAACACATAATCCTTTCAGGATAAGTATCAATATAATGAGTTTTGATACCTGCTTCTTCTAATTTTTGAAATATGATAGAAGATATTTCACAACATATACGACCTTTATCTTCCATTATCATTTCCTTTCTACCGTTACCAGCAGTAACTTTATTCTCATATTGTATGAGAACTTTATCAGGATCATCTGTAGAAAATACAGTCTTTACCTTACCTTTTATAATTTCAGTCATGCTTCAAATATTTGATGTTTTGATGTACCAGCATTATCATTTGATATATTTCCTATACCAGTTTCTTCAGTTTCTTCTAACTCATAACTCCAATCTTCTATTACAGTATTTGATAAAAACAAATCACTAAGAGTATATAACTCTTTCTCTGCTGTTTCATAG